GAAGGCACCTAAAGGCAAGGTTTCCGAGCTGCAACGAATATGGCTATCCAGGCTGACGGCCCTCGGTAACCGTGCCATAGTTTGTTATGGGTGGGAAGATGCACGCGATGAAATAGAGGAATATCTGAAACTGGCACGTGGAACATAGGGGAATAATGCGCTTGACAAATTACTTTAATTATGCTTAGGTGTTGGCATGGTTAAAAAGCTTCAAAAACCGCGACCCGACAGAAAGCTCAATATGCGGGAGACTAAGCTCATAAAGGCATTAGCCGATGGAGTATTGCCAACACAAGCCATGAGGGATGCAGGATACAGTGATGCGACGGCCAGAGGTAGGGCTGGGGAGAAAATTGGAGAAGCTCGGATTCAAGCCTCAATTCAAGAACTTATGGAGGCCAGAGGCCTCACGAAAGATAAGCTTTTATCTAAGCTCGACGAGGGTCTCGATGCAAAGAGGGATGAGACTATGCCCGACTATCAGGCCCGCCACAAATACCTCGACACAGCCTTAAAGCTCGGCAGTCATTACCCGACAGACAAGGTAGAGCACTCCGGCATCATCGAACTCAAAGGGATTGAGGTAAAGATAGTTGACTGATGGAATAGCCCAGATAGAGTTTCCTCGCAAGATGCTGCCGCTCCTCTCTCCGGCGCGTTACAAAGTGCTCTACGGCGGCAGGGGCGGTATTAAAAGCCACTCCATAGCCCGCGCCCTGCTCGTACAGGGAGCCAAAGAACCTCTTCGCATACTCTGCGCTCGTGAGCTTATGAAGTCCATCAAGGACAGCGTTCACAGGCTCCTCTCCGACCTAATTAATCAGTACAACCTGCAATCCTACTACACCATCCAGAACGCCACGGTCAAGGGCAAGAACGGCACGGAGTTCTTCTTCGAGGGTCTCCGCCATAACGCCGCCCAGATAAAGAGCTACGAGGGCGTTGACAGGGTATGGGTCGAAGAGGCCGCGACTGTCTCCAAGTCCAGTTGGGACTACCTCATACCCACTATCCGCAAGGACGGCTCCGAGATATGGATGAGCCTCAATCCCGAACTTGAGGAGGATGAGACCTATCAGCGGTTCATCCTCGACCCGCCGACCGACGCCGTTGTAATCAACACTTCATGGCGCGACAATAAATGGTTCCCCGCCGTGCTCCAACAGGAGATGGAGGATTGCAAGCGCCGGAGCGAGGCTGACTATCTCAATATCTGGGAGGGGCAGTGCAAGCAGGCAATCGAGGGCGCGGTGTACGCCATAGAGCTGGCCGAGACGCGGGAGAATGGCAGGGTAACTACAGTCCCCTACGACAAGCGGTATCCGGTGCACACCTTCTGGGACTTGGGGTATGCGGACTACACTTCTATCTGGTTTATTCAGAAGGCCGGCTTCGAGTACCGGGTTATAGACTTCCATCAAGACCACCTTCGCGATATAGACCACTATGTACAGGTGCTCGACAAGAGAGGTTATTCATACGGCACCGACCACCTCCCCCATGACGGCAGGGCCAGACAGCTGGGCACGGGTAAGTCCATTGAGGAGATGCTACAGGCCAAGGGACGACGGGTTGCCATCGCCCCGAGGCTCGGTATCCCTGATGGTATAAACGCCGTCCGCATGGTGTTCAATGCGCTTTATTTCGATAAGAACAAATGCGCGGACGGGCTACAGGCTCTCCGGCGTTACCGCTACGACAAGGACTCTGAAACGCAACGCACATCGAAAGAGCCTTTACATGACGACAATTCCCATGCCGCAGACGCACTCAAAACATTCGCCACAATGCCCAATGTCCAATGGGAGGCGGTGGTGGACAGGGCCCAGATGGAGCGCACGGGCGGGCAGGTACAGCGTTCCTCAGGCGAATGGTTGCCGCAGGAGTTGAGATGATGAGAGAAATATCGAGGGGCAAGGGTTCTTTCCCTGTTAATGAGTTCGATTATGAAAACCTTTACTTTGAGGCTTTACATGGTGACAAGGTGTATGCGTATTGCCATGTGCAGATAATACCCGGAGTGGCCTACATACACCTGTATGTCCAGAAATGGGGCAAGTCAGTTCTAAAAGAGATGAGGGCTGATTTTGATGCGCTGAAAGCTGAATTTAGAGCGCGGGGGATATGGCGCGTACTTGGTACTCACCCCGTTGACGGCTCCGGCAAATGGTGCCGGTTTATAAAATTACTCGGTTTCGACAAGATAATTGGTGCGGTCATGCCCGAGGGCGAACCCTGTAAGCTTGCAATGATGGAGGTTTAATATGGGACTCGAAACAGCGGCGTTGATAGCTTTAGCGGGAGCATCGGCATTTCAGGGTTATCAGTCCTACGAGGCCGGGCAGGAGACCAAGAAACAGGCCCGCCAACAGGAGCAGGCCGCAACGAAGCTCCGGGCCGACGAGGAGCGCGAACGACTACAGGCTACAATGCGCAACCAGAAGCGTAAGGGGGCCACGGGAGAACCCGGCACGAGGGACACCATCCTCACCAGTCCCCTTGGGTTGCCGGGTAGTCCGCAGACCGGCCCCAAAACGCTTTTAGGGGCTTGACATGGCTGGCGTATTGGCTGAGATAATCGTGGCAATTGTATTCATCGCCATATTCGTGTGGTTGGCGGACGGGAGTCCATATTGAGTAAAACACTGACAAAAAGACAGCAGGTAGAGTCTCAGGTCGAGTTCATGCGGACGGAGCGCGAGCCGTTCATCCAGCAATGGCGCGAGATAGCCGAGAACCTGTTCCCCACGCGCCCCCGGTTCCTGCTTGAAAGGAATACCGACCGGGGAAAGAAGAAGTATAACAAGATACTCGACCTCGCAGGTGCCTTGGCGGCCCGCGTGTTACCCGCTGGCATGATGGCGGGGCTGACCAGCCCCGCTCGTCCGTGGAAGCGTTTAACCGTACACGACCCTGGCCTCGCCGAGTTCGGCCCGGTTAAGGACTGGCTACACATGGCTGATACTCGGATGTCCTCGATATTTTCAAGGTCTAATCTGTACAGCGCATTCCCAAACCTCTATAAGGACAGCGGCGGCATGGGCACGGGAGTCATGGAGATAGAGGAGGACTTCGATAAGGTCATCCGCGCCTATGTCTATCCCGTCGGCTCGTATATGCTGGCCTGTGATTATAAGCTCCGGGTCAATGTCTTTGCACGAGAGTTGACCTTGACCGTGAGGCAGGTCGTGGAGCGGTTTGGGAGAATTACCGAGTCCGGCGCCCCCGATTGGAGCAGGTTTAGCCGGCAAGTCAAAGACCTCTACGACAGGTGTTCTTACGAGGCGCCCGTATCCGTTACGCACCTCATACAGCCCAACAAGGACTACAGCCCGAATAATCTCATGTCCCAGAAGTTCGAGAGCCTTTACTGGGAGACGGGGTTTCCCGATGCCACGGGCGACGAGGGCAGGTATTTGAGAGAGGCCGGATATGGCTATTTCCCCATACTGGCGGCCCGATGGGATGTCTCCGGGGAGGATGTTTATGGTACATCGTGTCCCGGCATGATAGCCCTCGGCTCAGTAAACCAGCTCCAATACGGCGAGAAGAAGATATTACAGGCCCACGAGAAAATGATAGACCCGCCCATGATGTATCCGCTGGCACTGCAACACAAGAATATCACCGGGCTACCCGGCGAAAAGATATTTATCGACGAGAGGGACGGCACTAAGGGAGCGCGGAGCCTGTACGAGTCCCGGTTCAGTTCGGAGCACATTGAGGCCAAGCAGCAGCAGTTAAGGGCGATGGTTAACGAGACCTTTTATAAAAACCTGTTCCTGATGTTCACAGGCCTCGACAGGCGCGAGATAACCGCCGCCGAGATATACGCCCGGCAGGAGGAGAAACTACTACTGGGCGAGGTTTTGGAGCACCTGAACGAGGATGTTTACGACCCGTTGATAGATATTACCTTTGACATAATGATGAGGCAGGGGCTGTTACCACCCCCGCCGCCCGAGTTGGAAGGGGAGGACTTGAAGGTCGAGTATGTCTCCATCATGCACCAGGCGATGAAGGTCTCCGGGCTTTCGAGTGTGGACAGGCTCACGGGGTATATCGGGCAGCTGGCGCAGTTCAATCCCGAAGTCCTCGACAAGTTCGACATGGACCAGGCGGTTGACGAGTACGCCGAGATACTTGGCACGCCGCCGAGGGTAGTCCGCCCCGATGATGAAGTGGAGGGGATACGGGAGGGCAGGCGGCAGGCTCAACAGGCACAGCAACAGGCACTTGCGTTATCCGAGGGAGCTAAGACGGCTAAAGACCTTGCTTCGGCTGATATGGGCGGCAATAACGCGCTTACGCAACTGATAAAGGCATCACAGACCGGGGCGATAGTGTGATGGACGAAGAGACCAAAGACAAAGAGATAGAGAAGCGCAGGCAGGAGCTTTCCGACCTCCGGGCGGTCATGGCGACCGACGAGGGGGCGCGGTTCATCTACCGGCTGATAAACGATATTTGCGCTTACGACCGTATCTTGTGCCAAAATTCGGGAAGTATGACATATTTCGACCTCGGCGAGCGTAACATCGGCAGGATAATCAAGGGCGAGGTCTATAAGATTGCACTCGACAGGTACCAGGCTATTGAGAGGGAGAGAAATGCAGAAACTTCTTGACCTTCTAAGGCATTTTGAAGAGAATAAGCTCTATGGCGAGGTGCTCGTGAAGATGGAGGCAGGGAAAGTCGTAATCATTAAGAAAACGGAGTCGATAAAGCCTTAACTAAATAATAGCCTACTGAATCAATCAGGGGTGGATTGGACACATAAAGTGTCTGGTCTGCCCCTTTTTTATTATCGAACGCGAATCACGCGAAAGGAGAACAAACATGGCAGACGAGCTTAATACCGAAGGCGCGGCACAGGCTAACCCCGACGAGGCGGCTGGCGGTAACGAGGCGGGAGAGGCAACAGCCAACCCCGAGGAGAAGGGCGGAGAATCCGCAGAGACGAACAAGGAAAGCAAGGGGGAAGTCCCTGAGAGCTACGATTTGAAGCTCCCCGACAACATGCTTATCTCCGACGAGTACCTGACCGTGCTCAAGGCCGAGGCCAAGAAGAAGGGACTGACCAACGAGGCGGCGCAAGAGTACCTCGACAGCCAGCACCGGGCCGTTGACACCTACCACCAGTCCCTCATGGGTAAGTTCGAGGCCGAACGGGACGGTTGGGTAAAGGCAGCCGAGGCGGACAAGGAGATAGGCGGGGACGGATTCAAGGAGAATGTCGAGGTATCGCGACGGCTCATCAAGGAAGTGGCCTCAAAGGAATTTTACGAGAAGGTGCTCGCGCCCAAGAGTGAAGGCGGACTCGGTTACGGAGACCACCCGGAGATGGTGAGGATATTTACGCGCCTCGCCAAGAAGGGGTTCGCCGAGGACAAGGCCGTACACGGAACGGGGGCGAATGCCGAGAATCAATCCCTTGAAAAGCGGCTCTACCCTGACCTTGCATAACACATAAAGGAGAAAAACAATGGCGACGATAGGAAGCAGTTATTTGACCCTTGCCGACGCGGCGAAGCTGATGGACCCGTCGGGTAAGGTAGTGGATGTGGTCGAGCTTTTGAGCCTGACCAACGGGGTGCTGGACGATATGCTCTTCAAGGAGGGCAACCTCCCCACGGGCGAGCAGTTGAGCGTGCGGACTGGCCTGCCGACTGTGGCATGGAGGATGGCTTACAAAGGCGTGGCTGTAAGCAAGAGCACCACAGCGCAGGTAACTGAGGGATGTGGACTACTGACGGGCAGGTACGAGATAGACCGTCTCATAGCCGACCTCAATGGCAATACGGCGGCTTTCAGGGCGTCCGAGGCCAAGTCCTTTACCTCGGCCATGAACATCGAGATGGCCTCGACCCTGTTTTATGGTAACAGCGGCACCGCACCGGAGGAGTTTACCGGGCTGGCTCCGAGATATGCGTCCACTTCGGCGCCCAACGGGCAGAACATTCTCTCGGCCGGTGGTGCCGGCTCGGACAATACTTCGGTCTGGCTCGTCGGCTGGGGCGACCCCGTTTATGGCGTCTACCCCAAAGGTAGCAAGGCGGGCCTTATAAGAGAAGACTTGGGCGTGATAGACGCCTTCGACTCCTCGAACAACAGGTTCAGGGCGTATGCCGAGCTGTGGGAGTGGAAGCTGGGACTTGCGCTCCGCGATTGGAGGTATGTCGTGAGGATACCGAACATCGACATATCCGACCTCGCCGCGCTGGCGACCACGCAGGCCACGACTGCCGCAACCTACCTGCCTAAGCTGATGAGTAGGGCGCTGGACAGGATACCGACTCCCAACGGCGTGAGGCTTGCGTTCTACGCCAATAGGAGCGTGTTGAGCTTGCTCAGGGTAGCCGCCATGGAGAAGTCATCCAGCGCGGTCACCATCGAGGCGGGACTTAACCAGTTCGGTCAGACCATACACACCACCAAGTTCCTCGGTGTACCGGTGAGGGTGTCGGACGGTCTGATTTCCACTGAAGCAGTTGTCAGCTAAATAACCTTAAACGACATGGGAGGAAACCATGATACTCGATAGTCAGCTTCAGTTCAGCGACTCGCAGGCCCTTACGGCCACGGCGTTGAGCACCAATGTAATAAACCTGTCAGCGGACAGGAACATAGGCGTAGGCGAGCCTATGGCGGTAATGGTGAATGTAGAGGTTGCCGCCGACCAGACCACGGGCGACGAGGACTACATGTTCGACCTTGAAACGGCCTCGGACGCGGGTATAACCACGGCGAGGAAGCTTCTGGGCAGGAGGATATTCGAGTCCGGGACGCCTGCGGCCCCGGCAGAGGATGCCGCCCTGCTCGTAGCGGGCTTCACCTTCGCCATACCGATACCGCCCGGCGGACTCGCCGAG